CTTCTCTTGGAAATCGTAAAGATCGAACAGTTGCCTTCCCCTAGTCGGGTGTTGGATCATGTAGTACTTCCTCATGAAATACACAGGATCTTGAGCACACTTTATGAACTCTTCCTTTATCCTATCCCGTATGTACTGTTTGTTATCTGGCATGTTATTTAACTATCAACAAATAGGATAAGACGCCTATTATTGCTCCTGCTCCTATTTGGTTTAAAGCCAATTTTATCTTTAATCGTCTGTATTCTTTTTTAAGATTTTGATAAGACTCTTTGTACAGGTCTGTTTTTTCTTTCTCAGTATCTATCTGAACTTTACAAGTCTCCATTTTTTGGCCGTATACAGCTATGATGCTATCCTTCGCGTTAATCTTTTGTTCCAACAGTTTTATATGTTCGTTACACAGATTCAATTGGACTTTAACGCTTTCGTAGTCTATAAGATCTTTAATGACAGACTTCGCGGCGTGTGTCGGTAGCTTAACTGTGTCTTGGGAAAATACTATTACAGGGCACAAAAGTAAAATTAATACGAGTTTTTTCATGATATTAGTATTTGTATCTTGCTTTAAAAAATGAATCTATCTGAGTACGCGTAAATGTATCGACCTTCTCTTGCTCTTTTATGTAATACTCTTTTATGATGGTTGTTCGCTCTTTAATGTTTTGTATTCTATAATTCAAGTTTGTTATCAACTCGTGTTGTGCGTATATCAAACTATCATAAGAAGATTGTCTTTGTTCTAACTGTTTCGACTGGTCTTCCAAATTTTTTAATTTATTTTTTAAGTCCGTATCGTTATTTGGTATGCTTACAAGTAGCACTACCACACACACTATTGCAGACAAAGCCGCAATCATGTAAACAACCCGTCTAGTTATTGGATGACAGGTAAATTTTTGTATTGAAGATAATATGCTACTCATGAGTTTTATTAATAAATATGCGTACTAATTACTTAGCCATTCTGGTACCGAATTGGATCTATTGTAGTTTAATCCTTTTGTAAGCACTTTATCGTACAAATAAAAGTCTCTATACGCTTTAACTGTATCTTTATTTTTATAATCTTCAGGCATACATTGAGGAGGGGGAACGAAGCCAATATTTGGTAACTGCGGTCTATTTTCTACTAACCAATTCAACACGCTTTCTGTTTTGTGTTGCTTTCCGTAACGTTTTGTGTACTCTTTGAATATGCCTTTCGTGTGCTCTATCAACCAATCGTAGTGGCTTTTAGATGCGCGAGTCCATATTGTGGAAGGGTGGTTTACATGTGCTTTCTTGTACGGTGCAGTAGATCCGTTCATCCAGTGTGCAGTAGACAACATTTGAGCGGACTCTATGCCCATCTTGAGCACGTGTTGGTCGCAAAGGTCTTCAGCAGCTTTTAATGGATCTTCGTGTAAATAGAATATGTTCATAACTGTTTTTATAAATGTAACAAAAGTTTGATTCTACTGTTACTTTATCTTTATTGTGCTTTCAATTCTTGTACTTCTATTCTTATTTCAGAGCCTGAGAATCTGAACACTAGCTTTGTGGAATAGTTCTTTTTTCCTAGTTTTGTTACGTAAGACAGTAAGAAACCTGCTTGTTTGGGAGAATCTACAAGCGTCATTTTTGTGCTACTAGAGTCAATGTCTACCTCTGCTTTAGCGTCGAAGTAATCAGCGTGACCCATTAGAGATTTAGAGCTTCCTATTACTTTGTAAAAACTTGGACTTAACCCGGCTTCAGCTATAGCAAACGCTGTTAACGCAACAAATGGGTTTGATATTTCTTGTATTTTTTTATATGCGGGGGATATTTTTGCGTTCTTATCTGTCCATCTATCAATTATCAAACTTGCCAATTCGTACGTGGCCGTTTTCATTGATAGTACTTTTATAAAATCTTCGTTCTCTTTTTCTACGTCTTTAGAAAACTTATTGCTATCTTCTGCGCTTACTTCTATTTTGTATTTTTTTATATCACTTATAAACTTATCTCTACTGGTTGTAAAAGATTTTTTAACTTTTGCGGTAGAGTCTGATCCAGTTAGCTTTGATTTTATTGTTTTTATAGCGGATTCTAGATCATCAAAAATAGTTTTGTTAGCCTTATAAAAAGCGTCTTCTGACTTATATTCAGGTTTTATCCCGTCTGTTTTTATTTTTGGTTTTCCAACTGCTTGTAGTATTGAATTTACCGAACCGTGTAGTTTTTTGTCTTTTGTGATAGAGTTTATGTAGCTTTGAGAACGTTTACCCCCTCTTTTAGGTCCATAGAAATAATCTTCGAATCTAGCTATTTTTGCTGAGATCTTTGCCAAATCTTTATTGTCAGATGTACCGTATTTATCGTTAGGATCTACGTTTGCGTCAAAAGAGTTACTAAATACTGTATTGGCAAATGTAGTTGCTTTACCCGCTTGAGCTTTTTCTTCTTTTAGCGATATAGCTATTATATCTCCGTCTTTTTCAAATTGGTGATTTATGCTATCTTTTCCTATATTTACTGTATTAGCCTTTAAACAGTTTGATATTCCAGCTTGATTTATTACCAAATACGCGTCTCCAGGACACCAATTATCCGCCTGTAACGATATGTTATATTGTTCTTTTACTAACGAAACAGCTTTTGCTCTAATTTTATCAAAGTCTTGGTTTCTTATTATTCTTCCTTCAGCTGACACTTCTTTGTGTATAGACGCTGCAGCCGATATTGCGTTAGTTAGTGTGTCTACCTCTTGTCCTGTTAAAAATACGTGCTTAACATACAGATCAAGATTCTCTGGCATTGATTTTCCAGAGCCATAATATTGTTTATTTTTATTATATACTTGAGATATTTTATTAGTCACCTTTGTTACGTCCTCTTCTTTTATTTCACTTGCGGTTTGTTTATTGATAACCAACGCATGAAGATCTTCTATTTCAGTCACCAAAGATGGTATTTTAAAAACGTCGTAAAATAGACAAACTAATCCCTCTTTTAAAGAAGTTTCATTACCCGTTGACGGTCTAATAATATCTTTTGCAGCTTCATTAAACAACTCTCTTTTTATCATTTCAGCCAATATCTTAGCTTCCTGTAGCTCCTCTCCCCCTTCCGCTGGCGGCGTTTCTGGTGCTGGTGTTTCTCCGCCTTCTGCTCCAGTCTCTCCCTCCATGGACCCAGTATCTTGTTCTGCGCCTTCGGGTCCCTTTGTTTTTAGGGGAGATCCGTAGCGTAAAAGTCTTGCGATAGCCTGCATGCAAAGTTGCTTTTCTCCAAGCGTCATTAGGTAGTAATTCTTGCCTGATATGGTTGCTTGGTACGCCTTGTTTAGGTACGTTAAAAAGAAGTACTGACCGTTGTGTAATAATACCTTGAATGTGGTTGGCTTTGGCGCCACTATGAATATGGCGTTGAGGTACTCTTTGAAAGACTCTGTCATGAGTTCGGTCAACAGCTCGTTTAGGCTTACGTACTTCTTTAGTATGAAGCCCAATGGGTCTTGTTCAAAGGGAGTTAGCTCCTTTTTTTCTTCCTGTTCAGGTTGCTCTTCGTCTTGCTCGAGAAGCATCTGTCTTAGTATTAGCGCGTCCAAGTTCATATCTTATAAATATGCTTTTATTGTAACTCGTGAAAGCCTTGGTTTGCCTGCTCTATGTAATTCTCCGCGTTCGTTATGTGGTCCTGAATCCAACCTGGGATGTCTCTCTCAATTCCTCCAAGCTTGTCCATCAACTGAGAAGCGTTGCTAACGATCTCCTTTAGACTGCTCATTGCCATTGCCACTTCGTGATCGGCTCCCTCTCTGATTTTGGGCTCTTCGTAATCTAAAGCCTGTTTCAAATCGGCTATAGAATGTATCTCTTTGCCTGTTTTCTCTTTAGCCAGATTGATCAGATCCATCAAAGCTTTTTTGTATTCTGGGCCAGCTTTTTTGGTCTGTACGATCTTTAGAAGTTGATCGATACTGTGTTTGTATTGGCCTTCCTTCTTCATTGATCTGAGCTTCTTGAAATCAGCTGCCGTTATCTTTCCTTTTGGTTCTGCTACGTCTATTTTTTCTTGATTGCCTGGTAGGTCTATGTTTTCTTCAAAATGGCTAGACTGTCTTCCTCCTTGAGGTTTTATTAAATCGGCCGCGTATTTTTTAGCTTGTTCAACTGATTTAAAACCAGCTCTATAAAGTGTTTTTTTTGTTGCTACATCTGTTACATTATAAACACCAGGTTTTTTATCGTCATGAATAAACAAATATTCATCGGCAAACCTCGATGATATTTGCTTTGGCCACTCAGTTTGTTCTTCTAACAATTTAGTCCTAAAGCTTTGTATGTCTATGTTTTTCATCTTATTTCTTTTTACTTTTTCTTGCTTTTTTCCACAACCCTTTGTCTGCTTTCCTTGCACCGCCTTTTCCAGTAACGAAGCTATTTACTCTACCCATGGCCCACTGGTGTTGGCTAGCGCCAGGTCTGTGTCCCCTTTTCCAAGCCGCCAAACCCTTTTCATACACTTGCTTAAGGACAGTCTTTGATATTCCTGTGGCCTTTGCTTTGTTTGCTAGTGCTTTTTCTACGTTAGCTGAAAAGGCTTCGTTTAATATTTGTAGTAGGCTTATCATTTGCTTTTACCGAATCTTTTTTCGTAAGCTGTGGTGGCTTTCGATTTTTTTGTTTTGTATTTTTTCTTCTTGTCTTTGTCTGCGTAATCTGCTTCCCATTTGCCGTAAGCAGATGAATCTTTATCGCTCAACTTAGATGTCCTTTCTATCTCACGCTTCATTGCAGCTTTATCTTTTGTTAGATAAGCTTTCTTAACTTTTATCCCTGATTTTGTTCTCTCGGCCTCGAACAGTATGTCTAATAAGCTAATCATTTTTTAGATAGTTTTCTGAATAATAAATACAAGCCAAGAAACAAAAGCGCAACGGAATAGTGTACTATGTTTTCCATCTATAACCTCCTCTAATATATTTTTCAGAATTTACGCCTGTCGATATAGTACTTATGCCTAAAGATAACGATTTTGCAGCCTCTGTTATGCTATTCCACTCTTTTATAAAATTCCAATTTATATCGTATTGATATAATTTTTTAGCAGAGTATTTATTACCCAATCTTTTACCTTTGTTAGCGTTTTTTATTTTTTGTTTTGTCTCTTCTGTATGTTTTTTTCCTTTCCAAGATATTTTAGCTTTGTGTTCATCTGTGAATTTTTTGCCTTTATGTATACTAATTAACTCTCCATTCAAATATCTGGAATCATTCACATCTACACATAGTATATTGCCTTCTTTATCTTTTACAACTGCTTTGCCTTTTGTATGACATTTACCGTCTGGGATCGTGCCGTTTTTATTTAAAGGATTTTTAAAATGTTGTTTTATTAAAAACGCTTCGTATTCTATAGCTGATCGCCTATCTTTAAAATCTGACTTAATTATTGTTTTTATGAGCTCGTTTTTTTGCTCTTTTGTTAATTTCCAATGATATTGAGACCCTTTATAATTTGTGTCATTTAACGGCAAACATTCACAAGACCTCGATCCTATATAAAATTCTTTAGTTGTTTTATCTTCTACTATATATACGTAATGATACATCTAGTATTTATTTTTATTTGCTTTTTTGCGAAAAATATAATATAATCCAAAAAATAAAAGAGATACGCCATAAAAGAGTATGTCTGTAATCCAAAATGAATCTGTCCAGTCCATCACTAGTTTGAATAGCGCATCGAAGCCAAGCGGGTTGAAAAACATCGCCAGCATCAGACACGTTGTAGCTACGTTGCTTAAGAATTGTGATCTCCAAGTCATTTAGTTTCTTTTGAATTTTACTATCAGCTTCCATAAATGGATTTTGGTGAACAATATCGCAACTAGCTTACAGCTTTGTTATTTTATTTATTTTTATTAATCTTATTAAAATTTAAGATGTTTTTTAAGAAAATTCATAATATCCTCTAAATCATATCCTTTATTAACTAAAACTTGAGCTATCTTTAATAGTTTATCGCCTCCAACGGTCATTATTGTTTTATTATCTTCATTTTCAACAATAATACCAGCTAAGTGCCGCATTCTTTCTGTTTCGTTGATTTGCTGTTTCATAGTTTTGTTATCTTTACCCTGAGCTTTCCTGTGCCTTTTATGGTTCTGTGCCAAGCGTGTTTAGGTATAAATATGGGCTTATCTAGAGAAATCGGTAATTCGTTGTCAAATTGTACGAGCCAATCGGTGGGCTCTACAGCTTCTATTATTCTGTGCTCGTTGTCCCTGTGCCACATGAGTTCTATAGGATCTATGCTCTCGTCGAACTCTCTTATAACGCAACTGTGGTCTTCTATTGTATCTGTGTATGGTCTTTCCATAGCTTAGTATTACCAAAAGCCTGTGAAGTTTGATTTGAGTCCCAATAGGCTTGCATACCGTGGAAGTCTGCAGCTCCAGTATTTTGGTGTGGTCTTGTCCTTCGCTTGAGAACACTTGTGTCTTGCTGCGAAAGACTTCCTCGCCTCTGGATTGTTTATCTTTGCGCTTAGTCCAGTGGTGTCTCCGAAAGTCACCTTCTTTATTCCTCCGCCAGGTTTTCTAACGTAAACATAGAACTTTTTGGGTCCCCCACGCTTGGGTTTGTTTAGCGCTGGTTGCTTTTTCTTTGATTTGCTTTTGACTTCCATCAAGAATTCTAGCGTCATTGGGAAGTCTAACGGTACTCTTATGCCTTCATATATTCCAAAGCGCCCTAGGTCTGTGCCTTCAAAGTACTCGCTGTCTTCTTCTGATAGGTTGATTAGGCCCTTGTCGTAAAGCGATCTAACTTCTACTATAAGATCCATGAACTTTTCTGACTGCGGACGGTATATGTTCTCGTTTATTGGTACATTGTTCTGTATGTGGTAATTGAGGCCTTCAGACACTAATAACCTATTCATCGACTCGTGCAACGATATTCTTTGGCAATTACACATTTATTGTAAGTTTCTAAGCTTGTATTTGGTCGTTTCTATAAGATCAACGATTGTATCAACTTGGTTTTGTACGTAAGAGTCCTGTGGAATTGCTTTTCTAGCTGTCTCTACGAACTTGCAAAGGGATTCGAAGTAGGACACAAAGCCGTTGTCTTCCTTTATAGCTCCTGCCATTTGGTATCCCTTAACTATGCCGTAACGGCCTTGTATTCCCTCTGCTACAGCGTCTACCAAAGGTACTATTCCTTCGTAATAAGCTTGTAGAGCAAGGTGCGCAGCGTGAGATCCAGGTCCTGTAACTTGCAAATGATACACATGGGCTTGATTTCTGCTCTGCATCAACGTGCCCAAGAATAGTCCTACTGTTTCCATAGTTTATTTTTTGTCTTTTTTATCTTCTTTCTTCTCGATCTCTTTCTTGCTCTTCTCTATCTTTTCAAGTTTGGTTATGTAATCGTCTATCTTTGTTGCTAGATCAGCTATTGCTGTTTTGTGTTCGCTAGCGTTCTTTGGGTCTTCTTTGGCTGCGTCCATGTGTTCCTTACGCTTCTTCTCAAGCTTGTCTATTGCTTTCTTTAGCTTCTCTGTAGTACTTCCCTTCTTTTCCTCAAGCATTTTTACGCCCTCTTCGTACTCCATGCACACCTTTTCAGCTATCATGTTTGCCATATCAGCACTGGGATAGACCCCGTGCACTTGGTCAGGCGTTATTTCTGTTCCTGATATTCCATTAAGCGGGTCAATCGGAGCTACCAGTGAGTCTGGGGTGCAGCCTGGGTGAGCCATTTTAACAACAAACAGTTCGTGTATGGCACCGTCGTCAATGCCTTCGTTCTTTTTAGTTTTTTTAGGTTTAGAAGCCATCTTACTTAGCTCTTTTTCGCTGGTATTTTTTGCTATATCTGCTACTTTTTTGCTTATTGGTTCAGATTCTCCGCGTTTTGCAGCTAGAGCAGCACCAAATAGTTTTCTCTGTTTTTCGTTAGGCGTAGGCATTTTAATTCTTTTTATCTATAAATATCAACCGTTTTCTTCTTTTATTTTGTCCAATTGCTTTTTGACCTGCTCGTAGACATCTTTTTTGTTTCCTCCTTTCCAAACTTCTACGTCGCCGGCCTCTGTAACGTACGATTCGTTCTCGTTGTACCAGGCTTCCAAAGCGGCCTCAACGTCTTTTAGGTACGTCTCGTGGTTGTTCTTAAGTATCTGCTTACCGTACTCTTCGAACTGGTTTGTTAACTTCAGCTGTTGTTCCATTTCTATAACACAATTGAAGCACATCGTATGAATCGAATACATCTTCTTGTTCAGATCGTTGAGCTTCATGGGTTTGTTACACTTGGGACAGCATATCGGCATCACAACTAGCTTCTTGAACTTGTCCATAGCGGTGACCGTCTGCTTTATTCCGTCCTTTATGGTCCACTGTTTACCGTTCTCTTCCCAAACGTCTCCCTCTTTGCGATCTACGTTCTGTTTTTGGTAACCTGATAGCACCTGTGTTCTATCACCAGAGTTGCCTGTGATGATGTTACGCATGCGCTGTACGTCTTTCTTGTTGAATTCCTTCTTTAGACTTGATTGTTCTTTCATAACGTTATTTTTATTGTTTATCCTTTGTGCCACCAGTCGCAGCAGTATTGGTTTCCTGGGTGTGGTACTTTTGCGTTTCCGTTGTTCCACTTTAACCAATATTTGTTGTTACACATGTTGCCGTCTTTTATCCAATACTCGCAGTTAGCGCACATTGAACCCCCGGTTGGTACTTTTAGACCTGGAATGTGGTTGCTTGGGTATTCTGCTGGTCCCTGTTTCTTGCCTTCTTGTAGTATGTCGGTTAGTTTTATCATTTTACGCTTTTTGAGAGTTATGCTTTACACTTTTTGAGGACTACGTTGTTCTCTTGTACTCTTTTTTTATTCTTTAGACCGCTCTTCTTTGATTTTCTAGGAGACGGTTTTGCTTTTGCTCTTGCCATTTTATTTCTTTTGATCCAGTATTTGTAATGCGTGAGATGTATCAGTTTGGTTTTCGTGTTTTATGCCTATTCCACCTACAGCTTTCCACGGTTTCAAGTTAACTCCGTAATCGTCTATCAGTACAGAACTCTTTATCTCTTCTTCGCTCTTATCAGCCAACACAGAATGCTTATCTCCTGTCTGTTTGAATATGATCTGCTTAGGTTTAGGATTTAAGTTCTTTTCTATCCATAATAATTTGCCTTGTTTTGCTTTTGTAAAGTTACTTGGGCTAGAAAGTATTATCGTACCGTGTTTACCGATCCTCTTCCACAAGCTTTGACTTCCAGGAAACCATGGCATCTCTGACCAGAACTCTACTCCACCGTCCTCTACAGCGTTTTCAAAGGAAGGCAGTCCTTTCTCGTCTATGTATTCTTTTGGGGACATGCCAAAGTACTTCTCAAACTGACCGTCGAAGTCACACAGTACTCCGTCCATATCACAATACAGCTGATACTTCTTTAGGTCTTCCATCAACATACCCAAGCTTACGTTTTCGTATATTACTGGGTGTTGTCTTCCGTACGATCTTAACAATACGCCTGCTTTAGAGTTTGCTTCGTTCTCCTCAGGTGAACCGTCTTTACCCGAGTCTGGTTTTAATGTGCCGCGTTCGTTTTGGCTGTGGTGTATGAGCTCGTGTGCTAGAGTTCTTAGGCAATCAGCGAGGTTTCTGTTGTTATCGTACACAACTATCGCTTTCTCTTGCGGATAGTAACCACCGAAGCTAAAATTGAATTTAACAAAGTTCTTGTCCCTTGTTATTTTGATACGTGGGGATTGCTTTATGCTTAACTCTCCGTAACAGTACTTGAGAAAGTCCTTGTATATCGATATTCTTTCTTGCTCTTGCATGCTTTATTAGAATGATGTTCCCAGTCCTCTCAATATGAAGGACCCAGTTATCTTAAATGGCTTATCGTATATGCTTTTATCACGTATTACTACGCCTTCTTGCTGATCTACTGCGCCCAATGGGCTTTCCATAGCTTTCAATACTGAGTCTCCGAGTTGCATGGTCGCCAAATAAGTAACGAATCCGTCTATAGCGCTCTTATATTCATTCTTGTCAGCTACCAATTGGTCCAAAGGCGTTCCGTTCTTTATCGCTACGAACACTTGCTTGCTTAGGGCGTCTACTTTTTTACCGTCCTTCAATGTTATCTTTACGTCTTTAGGTATCTTTGTGGTTTTTAACCAATCCTTTAGGCTCTTTGTCTCTTTCTTGTTCTTTGTGTAGAACACAGTGTAAGACTTTGACAGTTCGCTTGAAAAATTTGGCTCTTTATCTATGGTAGCAGGTATAGAACCGTATATTTCAAAGTCGTACTCCTTAGCTACTGGCGCCATCTTCTTTATCATTGACTCCAAAGCTTTTTTGTCATACGATATCTCTTTGGCTGCTCTACGTTTTTCTGTGACTTGCTGTATTTCTAACAGACCGTGAATGGCCAAGAAGTTTTTACCGTAGTCCTGAACGTTTGTTTTGCCTGATACGTACTCTATGTTCAATAGTATGTTTGGGTTATCAAGCAATCCAAGCTTTGATAGCTCTGATTGTATGCTTGGTAAGGACTCGTTGAATATGTCTAGCACTTCTCCGCCTATTTTCACCATACCGTGACCAGGTGCGAACCTATCTTCTAAGTCTGCTTTGGTTATTCCCTTTACGTCAAGGGGTTTGTTAGACCCTCTGTCCATAACGAACTGTTTTTTACCGTCCAAGGTAACCAGTCTTACAGAAGCGTTAACTCCATCTATCTTTACTGACGCTGGGTTCTTCTGTAGCGACTTTACTGCGTATATAAATGTCTTAACTAGATCGTTACCAGTATTGACTGTCGGTAAATCGAACGGGTGAGCCATATGTCCACCTGTGCCTCCCTCCGTTAAAAGTATTGACGCTAAGCTTATTTTACCCTCTTTCATTGCTTTCTTTGCTTTTTTTTCTGACGCTTTTACTGTCTTCGAAAACAGGTTATACAGCTTTTCTATAGTGCTTTTATCAGTTCCTGGATAGTTTGTAGCAAAATTCTTTAAGTCTTTGTTTAATAGATCCTTTCTCATTACGCTCGCACTTATGCCTTTACCATTGTTATCGTCTGTTCTTCCTTTGTAAATTAAAGGTGATACGTCTACTTTCAAAGATGTGTCTACTTTTACCCCTTTTGGTACAGACTTACCGTCCTTTGTGGTCTTTGTCTTGTACTGTTCTATTGATTTGGCGAACTGTTGCATTCTAGCAAAGTCCTCACCTTTTGAAGATGCAGCCAATGCATATGTTCCAGTATCGTTCTTTGGAAGGTTCATCACAGTATCGTAAGCTGCAACCATTGGGTTATCCGAGTCTACAGCTATGACTTTTATCTTGGGATCGTTAGCCAATAAAGCTTTGAGAGCCACCATTGACTGCTCCCTAGTTATGCCATCTCTTATAGAAGGCCCAATTAACA